TGGTGGTGCTCGCACCACGCGGTGAGCGTGGCGAGGAAGCCGCCGTAGGCGTGGGCAGCGTCGGTCGAGACGTGGCGGCGCACCTCCTCGAAGTGCAGCGTGTCGATGCCGCTGGTCACGGCCTTCAGTTCCGTCAGCCACCGCTTGAAGCGCAGGAAACGCATGCCTCCGCCTTCGAAGCGTTGCGGGCGGAAGCTCTCAGAGCCGCTGGTGATGTGGCCGTCGCTGCCGCGCAGCGCCCAGCCGGTCGTGGTGCCCAAGTCGAGGGCGAGGATGGTCGTGGTCATAGTTGCAGTCCTTGTTCGGTGAGAACTGACGCATCCGACACTTGGTATCGAAACTCCCATGAGGCGCGTGCACGCGCACGCGCGCGGGAAAAGTTACGACGTAGTGCGTCGGAAGCGTCAGTACGATGTGTCGGCATGGTGGTCAGTCGTCGGCGTATGGGGTGTAAGCGGGCGTGGGCGGGTTCTTGAGGCCGACGCCACGGAAGCCGCGCAGACCCACCCCGTTGCGCCACTTCTCGATGCCCCGCGTCAGCAGCAGATCGGCGAAGCGTTTTTGCGAGCCGATGAACTCGCCAGCAGCATCCGCCCACTGCTTCCAGTCGATGAACAGTTCGGCGGTCAACGACTTCGCGTTGGCTTCGCGCACGCAGCGTTCGTCGAGCCAGCGGCCCAGCGCGTCCTCGGCCTCGAAATACTCCTCGGTCGCTTCAAGCACCTGCTGCGGAGGATCGAGGCGGCCCAGACGCTGCCAGTCCAAACAGCCCTGAACCGCCCACGCCAAGATGCCGTCGCGCTCGGCCAAGAGCTTCTGCTGGAGGTGCTTGTCGCGGCGTTCCGGCGGTACAGTGATCGTGAACGGGATCAGGTGCAGCCGCCGCTTCATCGCTTCGTCGATGTTGCGGATCGCGGGCTTGTGGTTGCCCGCGACGAACAACTTGAACTGCGGGAAGAACTCGAAGAAGTCCTGCCGCATGAAGCGCGCGGAGATCTTGTCGCCGCCCGTAAGGTTCTTGATCTTCGACTCGGCCCAGCGCCGCCCTTGCTCGGTTTCGATGGCGGAGACGAAGCGCGCGCCGCGCAGGCCCGCCATGTCGGTCGGATGCCGGTCGGTGCGCGTTTCCATGAAGGTGTCCATCGGCGCGTTGGCCGCGTAGTCGCCCAAGATCGTGGCCAGCGTGTTGACGAACACCGACTTGCCGTTCGCGCCCGTGCCGTAGAGGAAGAACAGCGCGTGCTCCTGCGTCGAGCCGGTGAGCGCATAGCCGGTCATGCGTTGCAGGTAGGCCTGCAATTCGACGTCACCGCCCGTGACCTCATCGAGGAACTGCCGCCAGATCGGACAGTCGCCACCGGGCGTGGCCGTGGTGATCTTGGTCATCCGGTCGGCGCGGTCGTGCGCGCGCTGCCTGCCGGTCTTGAGATCGACCACACCGCCGGGCGTGTTGAGCAACCACGGATCGGCGTCCCATTCGGCAGTCGTGGCCGCATGCCTGCGATCCGCGCGCGCCAGGCGTTCGACGCCGCCCACCGTGCCGGAACTGGCAAGTTTGGCGGCGATCTTCGGGTTGTCGGCGCGCACGGCGGCGTGGCGGCAGACACTACGGATCAGGTCGGTGGCCGCCAGCGTGTCCTCGGAACGCCAGCGGTGGCCGTCCCACATCATCCAGCGGCCCCATGCGGACACGTATCGCCAGTCGCGGTGGTAGCGCCGGGTGAACGCCAGCGCCAGTGCATCCTCCGTGCCCCACACAGACTCGTCGCTGCCGACAGCAGGTTCTTCCTCGACATCGACGTCGTAGATCTGGACGCGCGGCGCGTGAGTGAGGAAGGCTGCGAAGTCGAAGGCCTCGGTCACCGCATCCGCCGCGTCCCATCCTTCCGGCGCTTCTTCGGGCGGATACAGGACGTGGCAAGATTTCGCGCCCGCCGAGAGAATGGCCTGCGCCGCTTGCGTCGCGTACTCCCAGCCCGGTTTGTCGCGGTCAGGCCAGACCAGCACGGACTTGCCCGCCAGCGGCGACCAGTCGGTCTTCTCGACCGGCGCGTTCGCGCCGTGCATCGCCGTGGTCGCAACGATGCCCGCCTCAATCAGCGCCTGCGCACATTTCTCGCCCTCGACCAAGACCACCTGCGCGGCGCTGGCCATCCCCGGCTGGTTGTAGAGCGGACGGGGATCGGGCGGAGCCATCTTGCGGCGGCGCGCGTCCCACGGGCGGAATTCCTTCTTCCTGCCGGGTGGGTCGTAGCGGTAGACGACCGCGATCAGCTTGCCGGAGGCGTCGAGGTAGTCCCATTTCGCGGTGGCAGGGCCGAGGTCGTCGATGTGCGCGTCCTTCTTTCCCTTGCGCGGCTGAACCGCCGGAGCGCGGCCGAGCAGTTCGGTTGCGGCGTCGAGCACGCGCGGGAAGTTGGTGTGGGCATCGATGCCGAAGTGCGCGGCGACCAGCGTGAAGATGTCGCCACCGTCTCGGGTGGCGCGATCCGTCCACAGCCCTTGCTTCTCGCCATCGAGAACGACCTCCAGGCTGTCGCCCGGACTGCCGAGCACGTCGCCGACGAAGAACTTTCCGCTGCGCTTCCTGCCTGCCGGAAAGAGCGTGGCCAGCAGGGAATCCAAGCGCGCGAGCAATTCGGCGCGGATGACGTCGCGCTCGGCATCGAGATCGCGGGTAGCCTGTTGTTGGGTGTCGTTGAAGTCGATCATTCGGCTCCCTCGACGGGCTCTTTGCTTTCTGTGGTGCGGCCCTGAGTGGCGTTGCTGCGCGCTGCCCACGCGTGCAATTCGGACAGGCGATAGCGCACCAGCCCGCCCATCAGGTAGTGCGGAATCTTGTACTTGCTCCGCATCTTCTGGTCGGCGAACCAGTAATACGGCAAGCGCAGCGCGGCGGCGGCCTGCTTGGCGTCAATCATCGGCTCGACGCCGCCGGTGAATTTGGTGTCGTTGCTCATGTCGTTCTCCAGCAGCGGTCTTGCCACGCGCACATGCGGCATTCGAAATGGGTGGGATCGTTGAAGCCGCGCGGCAGCAGCTCACCGGCTTCGGTCGCCGAGATGACCTTGACCGCGCGGTCGGTCATGCGCTGTGCGAGCGCGCCATCGAAGGGCACCAGTTCGACGTAGATTTCCATCGAGTCGGCGTTGATCGCGGTGAACAGCGCCGGGTGCTCGTGCAGTCGCAGGTGCGCCTGATACAGCGCCACCTGTGCCGCGTACACCGGCTTGGCGACGGCGAGGCCTTTGGCTTCCAGCTCGCGCCACGACTTCGCGCCGAGGCATTTGTTCTCCCACAGCGCGGGATAGTGGAAACCCTCCGGGCCGCCGACGAGCACGCCATCGACGTGGCCGCGTAGCCGACCGTGCGCGTCGGAGAAACTGAACTGCCCGCCGTCGGGTTTCTGCGTGCGCAGGTCGAAGCCCGCGTCGCGCAGCCACGCCACCATGCAGTCCTCCATGACGTGGCCGCGCTCGAAGATGCGCAGCATCCGGCCTTCGCTGTCGCGCCCGTGATCGACCGGGGCCTTGGCGTACTCCAACTGCAAGGCGCGCTCGCAGGCCGCACCGAGACGAGATGCGCCGAGGTAGTCGCGCGCGGGCTGCTGTGCGCGGACGCGCTGCATGCCGAGATCGACGAGCGTCGTGATCTGGCCGGAGACGCTGGACGAGGAGTTGAAGTCCATCATGGCTTCGCCTCCCAGAATTCCTTGTCCTCCAGATCGGAGAAGCCGAACGGATTGGGCGTCGGCTCCATGCCACGCACGGGCGGGTACTTGGTCGCCTCGTGGTGCTCGACCATCGCCTCCGTGTAGCAGGTGACGATGGCGTCGATGACGCGCAGCGCCTCGGCTTCCGAGTAGTCGCCCAGCGGTTTGCCGAAGCCGATCTCGCCCGCCGCTTCGCCGAAGGACTTGAGGCACCGACGCATCGCGCCCAACTCGACATCAGACGGATCGATCATGGCGACCTCCGTCTTGGCGACGCGCCCTTCCTGCACGCGCATCCAGTTGCCGTAGAGCATGTGGAAGGCGTCCTGACAGCGGCGCGAGCAGAACACCCAGTCCATCACGTAGCGGCGGGGATCGGCGGTCTTGAACCGGCCATCCGTGTGGCCGTAGCCGCGTGCCTGTCGTTTGCAGACCCAGCATTTCACGCTACCTCCGCCAGTTCTTCGGCCAGTAGGCCGAGTTGCAGAGGACTGCCCGCGAAGGCCGCGTCGCAGCGGCGCTTGAAGTCGGGATAGCTGACCGAGCTGCGAGCGATGGCGGTGACCGCGTGGATCTGCGATTCCAGCCGCGCGAGACCCTGTTGGGTGAGCCACTGGTGGTGGCGCTGCGACAGGCTCTTGCGTGCGCGGATTTCCTCGATCATCTCGACCGGCAACACCGGGCCGTAGACCCAGCGATGGGTGATCTGGCCGACGACGTGCGGCGGGTTCTGTTCGTGCCCGTCGTACTTCCAGCCGAACAGCCGGTAGATCGCGCGGTAGTAGTCCGGATGGAAGCGGCGCTCCCACGTCGAGCAGGACTGGCGCAGGAGCTTGGCGATCAAGTCCTGCAAGGCGTCCGGCGCGCGGTGGTACTGGTAGCCGGTGGCCTCGTCGATCAGTGCGACCTCGCCGGTGGTGGCCAGCGCGTGCATGATCTTCATGCAGTTGGGTACGATGCCTTTGCGTGCCCGGTGCAGGGTGCCGTTGATCGCGGCGGTGACCACCGCCGACGCGACGTCGGCGATGACGCCTGCGGGGAAAAACTCGGTTTGCCGACCGGTAGGAAGCAAAATCGGCTCACGAGATTTATCCAATGCCGACAATGCGTTAGGCGCGAAATCGGCCAGCAGACGGGCAAAACGGCTGCCCTTGTGCCCTTCGTGGAAGCCGAGCAGCTTGGCCAGTTGCTTGCGGACGTAGCCGCGTTCGCCGGTGTTGAGGACGACGGCGTCGCATTCAAGATCGCCGAAGTGGACGGTGCCGAAATGGCTGGCAGAGAGGACGGTTGCGTTCATGGCGTGCTCCTCACTGCGCCCACGACGGGCGACCGGCCACCGGCGCGCGTTGGGGTGCGGCAGGTTTCGCGGCGGTGTAGGTCGGCACAGCCTGCGCCGGAGCGCCCGACGTGCCGCCACCGGACATGGTCTTGGACGGCACGCCCATGAACTTGGCGTAGTCGGGATGATCGGGCTCGACCGCGAGCTTCACGACGTTGCGATCCAGACCCTTGGCGTCCTTCTCGACGTCCACGCGGGCGAGGAACTCGATGCCGTCCAGTTCGTGGAAGCCCTGGATGCGGCGCGCGGCCGCCGCCTGCGGGCCGTTGTCCTGCGGATGGACGTTGCGCGCGCTGTTGAGTACGGCGCGGATGAAGCTGCGCCCCATCTGGCCCCACGTCGGCCCCTTCTTGGAGTGCAGGCCGATGTTCGACCACATCTTGCGTTTGGCGTGCGCGCCGCCGGTGACGACGAACTCGGCGGCGAGGTAGATCGAGCCGGTCTCGAAGGATTCGGTGGCATAGCCGCCGCCCCAGCCCTGATCGGGATCGTCGTGACCGCCGGGCTTGATGGTCATGCGCACCGGGACGATGGTGCCCTTGGGGATGAGGTCGAAGCCTTGCTGCTGTTCGGCATCGTTGAAGTCGTTCCAGTTCTGCGTGGTCATGGCGATTACTCCTGAGATTCGTGGGATTGGGGAATGGCGACGCTGGCGGGCACGGGCGTGCCCGCGCACTTGGCGATCAGCGCGTTCAAGTCCGGCGGTTCGAGCAGGTCGAGGCGACCGCTGCGGTCTTTGGCCGGGTAGCCATAGGGATTGAGGGTGTGGGTGACGAAGGCGCGGAAGCCGCTGCCGTCCTCGGCCTTGATCTCGGCCAGCGTCACGACCTCGTCGACGATGCCGGGCAGTTCGAGGCTGGTCTTGCTGCCTTCGATCTGCGGCACGAACACCTTGCGGTTGTAGTCGTCGAGCCGTTCGTCGAGGATGCAGACGAACACCACGTTCTTGCCGCGCGCGTGTTGCAGATGGGTCAAGGCGCTGACCATCTCCTGACCGAGCAGGCCGTAGGCACCGCGCATGTCGGGTTTGCCGGTGCGGTCGCTGACCGTGCCCGGTTGCGTCTTGCACCACGCGAAGCACTGGCGTGAGAGCTGCGTGATCGAGTCGAGGAAGAAGGTGTGGTAGCGGTCGAGCTGCGCCGGATCGCCGAACTTCTCAATGACGTGGTCGTAGTGCGCCTGCGAGAACGCGGCGTCCGGCGGCAGGGACTTGTCCGGCCCGGCGAGGAACACGAAGAAGTCGCGCGATTCCGGCCACGAGGCCGGGCGGATGGTGTCGCCCGGCCAGTCGGCCACGGCGAGGTCGCCCGCCTCGATGTCGAGGAACAGCGTGGTCTTCGGATCGAGGTCTTTGAGCCGGGTGGTCTTGCCGATGCCGGACTTGCCGAGCATCAGGAGTTTGATGCCCTTGCGCTCGGCCATGCGCTGCTGCGCGGTGATGATGGGGAGGCTCATGCTTCACCTCCATCGAACGACAGCTTGAAGCTCTGCTTACCGTGTTTCACCGTCCGGGCGGGCGCAAAGCCATCGCGCCACGCGGGAGGAAGCGCGTTGAAGCGGGATTCCGGAACGGAATACTCGATGTCGATGTAGTCCTCGACCCGTTCTCCGGACTCGGCGATGCGCTTGGCGATTTCCGCAAGCTGCTGCTGATCCCACGAAACGCGCTTCGGCGTGTCGGCAGCGACGTGCAGCGCGCCGTCGTGAATGTGGACGGTGCCGAAGTCTTTGCCGATGGAAGCGCGTTCATCCTTGATGCGCTCGCCATAGGCGTTCTCCAGCGCCGCGTCAAACTTGGCGCGTGCACGCTTGAGCCAGCCCATCGCCTGGTCGAGGTTGCGGGAGATCTCGGCCTTCTGCTCGGCGGGAAGCGCGGCAAGCTGGCCGACGGACATCTCGGCGATGTCAGCGGGGTAGATGGTCAGATCGCTCATGGCCGTCTCCTCACTGGTACGCGCGAGTGAAGGTCGAGTGCCGCGAAACGCGACGCTCGAAGGCTTCGATCTCGGAGATCAGGTAGGTGACACGGGCACCGAGCTTGCAGAAGACCGGGCCGAGCTGTTCCTGACGCCAGCGGCGCAGGGTCTTGACGGAAAGACCCCAGCGCGCGGCCAGTTCGTTTTCGTCAAGGGCGATGCGCTGTGGCGCACCAGGTTTGGCCGGAATCTGGCCGGGTGTTGCGGTTGGGAAGTGGGTTTGCATTGCGATGTGCCTCCTAGATGAAATGGGCACATCGCAGTCTCCGCACGGATTTATGGGCCGTGTCTGGATCGATTTATGGGTGCGTTTATGTGTTGCGTCTCACCCGGTACTTGCCGCGCTTGACCAGTCCGATCACTTCCTCGCGCGCAGACTTTCCGCCGAAGGCATCATCAAAGGACTGGAATCCGGTGTTGACGGTGACGGCACCATTGACCTCTGCCCACGACATCACGGGTGGTGGACTGCCATCGGTGCCCCACATCTGCTTGATGATCTTGGCGCGCGCTTCCGACAGTTCCACCGACTCGGTGAAGTGAGGGAGCTTGAGCCGCTGGCCACGGAGGAATTGCACTGGCTCCGCTTCGCCGACGGCAGTGACGTATCCGCGCAGGACGCGGTCGAAGGCTTCGGTGTCGAATTCATCTGCTCCGTTGACCACGCGGACGAACTCGTCGAGGCCACGCATTGCGTGGTCGCGTGGCAGGGTGGCATCGGCATGCCGAGGACGAAGGACGACACCGCCGCGCGTCCACGCCGCGTTGGCAAGGACTGCGGTTGTCTTGTCCTGCGGAGCGTGCGACCACGCACGCCCGACGAACACCGGCGCGAAGTCATGTGTTCCGGCGATGCGCTGTTCACCGAGGTGCCAGAGGTGGTTTTGGATGCGGCAGATGTTCGTGGAGCGGTGGTGATGTTCGATGCCGATGAGCACGGCCACATCTGAAAGCCATGAATCCATCAGGATGGAATACAGCGCGATGTCCGCCAGCGGTTGCGCGACGGTTCTGCCATTCTGCGGGCTGCGGTAGGTGTAGCGCCCAGCGTCCTCGTCAATCTCGACTTCGACCTCCTGTTCTGAATCGATGATCGGCACCATCACATGGGTGAGGTGTCCTGCTGGCACGATCCAGCGGCGCTGGAGGAATTGCTGGAAATCGCGGCCGAGGCTCGTGTTCAAGACTGACGCGTCGAGGCGTGGCAGGTTGTCCAGCGCAAGGAAGAAACTCAGGTGCGGAGACATCGTCGGCATTCTCCTCAGAACTGGCTCAGCACGCCGATCTTGATGAGTTGTTCCAGTACGCGCTTACGGTCATCGTCCGTGCGACTCTTGTCGTTGAGGCCGTTCGGCGCGGTGATCTGGACTGCAACGTTGTGTGCCTTGCGGTGCAGCGTCTTGGCCATCTTCATGACCAGCTTTACCTGCACGAGCGCGTACTGGCTCAAGTCCTCGGCGCCGTAGTCCTCGTAGGCGACCTGATAGATGTTGCGTCCATCGCGCCGGTCGCGGGTGATCTGCATCTTGCTGGACAGCTGCCGCACGACATCACGTCCGCCGTACTCCGACTTCTGCTCGAACGGCTTTGCCACCGTGATTTGCAGGATCGAGATGTCGTCGATGCCTGCGACCCGATCACGGACAAACCGGTCGAGCATCTTCGAGGTCGAAAAACCGAGCAGATCGAACTGCCGCATGGGCATGTCCTCGATCTTGCCGTTGTGCGCCAGTGCCGCGTCGCGGAAGATGGTGGCCAGCTCGCGGCGTGCCTCGCGGTCTACGCAGAACACACTGAGTGCGCCGGTCTCCGGCTCCCACGAGAAACGCGCCGACATCGCGGCAGGCTCTTCGTGATCGACGACCTGTCCGGCCTCGACCTGCTGGAAGTGTGCCGTCGAGCCGTTGAAGGTAGCGGTGAGCGTGTGCAGCAGCGCCGATTCGTCGACGTCGGAATCGTCGTCACCATCCTGTTCGTGCGAAAGATCACGCCGCGTGAACTGCTCGATCAGGATTTGATCCTTGGGCACCTTCGGGAACAGTTCGGCGATGCGCGTGCGCAGCACGTCCTGCACCTCGGTGCCGGTTTTGGGCATGACGTTCTTGGGGCCGAGGTAGTGGCTGGAGTAGTGGTCGCTCTTCCACTGGCGGTGCATCACTTGCAGGTGCTCGGCCTGATCAAAGCGTTCCTCGCGGCGAGCGCA